ACATTCGATTACAAGGTCAAGGAAGGTCAGGCATTCGATTCAGGCATTACCACCGTGCAGCACAAAGCATCGTCAGATGTTGACTTTTCAAACGATGTCAGCTTCGACAGTGCGCTGTGCGTGAAGGAAGACCTGTTGGCCAGCGGAGCCAACATTCTGCTGAATAGCGACGGCTCACAGTGCGAGGGCGTAGTGGACTCCCCTTCGCCATACGCCACACCGTACAATCCCTTGCAGCGATTGGTGGACGAGTGCGTGACAGAGGGCAAGCGCGTTGGCGAGCTGTTGAACTTGAACGTGCGAAGTGAGCACTTCACCGACACCGTAAACCCCATCTCCATATTCGAGGTGGTGGCTCTCGACCACGATATGTACTACCCAGTACGCATCGACCGCAATTGGCGCGATGACGTGCTGAAGATGAAACTATTGAAGCGAAGATATAACGAGCAATACTGATATGGTCAGCATACAAACAGGCAGTCGCGCTTTCTTTGGCGACATCCCAGACTTCAAGCCACACGACACGGATATGGTGTATATCTGCGAGCGTGGCGAAATGCGTGGATTCCTTCACAAGCGATTCATGAAGAATGCGGCTGGTGACGGCTGTGACTTCTTTATAATTCGCGACACCAAGGAGAACTTGATGCAGTGGGAGTTGAAGCACGCCCAGCCGATGAGCCTTGGCCACTATCTGCTGCCTGATTTCTGTCGCTATTTTGACATCACGATGGCCGACCTCGAAACCTTGCGACCATTGCGCGACCGTCTGGACACGATGCACCAATATGTCGGACTAATATACGATGCCTATATAGAGAATGGCAGCATGACACTGACCGATGAGCAGCGCATGGCGGCATACGAAGAGTATAAACGAGAACGAAAAAATATAAAACAATAGAAACGATGGAGAAAATTTTTGAATGGTTAAGCCTCGCACTTGGAGGTGTAGTAGGGTGGGTAGTTGGCAAATTCTCGCCAGCATTCCCGCTGATCATCATCGCCACGCTCTTCGTGTTGTATGACGCATGGAGCGCATACGAACTGGACAAGCGAGTACACATCATGTACCCTAAACAGAAGCGGGAGGCGGCAAAGTTTATGAGCTACAAGTTCCGTCATGTCATCCCGACGCTGATAGAGCGTTTTGTCATCATCATCCTGGCCTACTGCGTGGAGCGATGGGTGTTTGTCCACATCGACGTACCAGTCAGTTACATTGCTGCCGGTGTGGTGTGCGCCGAGCAGATGCTATCCATCGCAGAGAACAAGGCATCGTGCCGACTGCCTGGCGACAAGCACGCCCGCATTTGGAAGATGTTGGCAAAGGTGCTCATCGACAAGACGGCGAGGCACTTTGATTGTGACCCTTCAATCCTTGAGGACGATTTACAGAAGATTGAGACAGGCACGATAGACCTGACACCTGAAGGCGACGAAACGCAGACCGCCAAGGATATTGAACCCATAGAATCAGAAGCAATATGAAAGTACCAGTAACCATGCATTTTACAATAGAAGAATTGTACGCCAGCGATACCGCGAAGCGATTAGGTATTGATAACAAACCCAGCGTGCAGCAGATGATTAATCTGGTGTACCTTGCGGCCTACGTCTTGGAACCATTGCGGGTAGCGATGGACGAGCCGATAAAGATTGGCTCAGGATTCCGATGTAAGGCATTGAACAAGGCCGTTGGTGGAGTCTATAACTCTCAGCATCTGAAAGGTCAGGCCGTTGACCTCTGCATCGACGGCGACATAGCGAAGGGCAAGAAGTGGTTTAATTACATCAAAGACCACCTGCCATTCGACCAACTTATTTGGGAACACAACTCGAAAAGCTCGTACTGGGTGCACGTCAGCTTCGTGTTCCCAGACTTCGGCAAGAACCGCCACCAAGTCATCGACAATCTCTTGAAGAAATAATATTTGTTCGTGAATCAGCCAGCCGCGAGGCTCGCGACTTTGTTTATAGTAGTAGTTAGTTTTTTTAGTTTTTTTAGAAAGAATGTTTTTATGTTTTGGGGCTACGGCGGTAGCCCCTTTTTTTTATGTAGTCGAGTAAACCTTAAACACGTACTTCCGAGTTTTGTGATAGACAATTTTACTAACATCATAAAACTTTTAAGTATGGATAATTACAATTTAACTCAAACAGGGCCTGAAGTTCAGGAGATACTGAACGACATCCCCGTGCAAGCCGAGCAGAATGCCCAGAACATTCTGTTTATTGAGCGCGGGCTGGGTAAGTACGACAACACCCGCAGCATCACACTTCAGCAGGCGACGGCTGGTAAGTACGTGAATGTGAACGGTCAAGAGGTGAGTGCCAGCGGCTACGGCATATCGGCTGAGGTGCAGTTGAATGCTGGTGACATCATGCTGGTGCCCAGCGCAAGTCCCGTGCCTGCCGACGTGAGCCTCTTTGCCCGCATCGTGACACGTACCTATGACAAGGTAATCAACTACACATACACCTACCGTCAGGACTACCCCGAACTGCCTGCAACGGCAACCGCCGACTACAACACCGCACTGATCTACACGGCTCAGTATGACGAGAGCGGCGACACACCTGTTTTGACTGGTTGGGCGATGGGTGGTCAGACCTACACCACACTACCTGCTACTCGTGAGGTGACAGAGAGTTACTACGAGCCGCTGATGAAGCAGGCGGTGGCCGCTATGCCTTCGACGGGCTATTACGTCTATCTCTGCCCGACAAGCATGACTATCGTTGTTAGCGGCTACACAGCAACGGTGAGCGGAGGTGTGGCTCTGGTGGTTGGTCTTGGTATCTTCAAGAACATCGCCACAAACTTCATTGGTGCCCCAGGTCAGGCTGTCATCGCACAGGCATTCGCTCAACTGATGGGCGAGATTCAGGGAATCATAGAGAACCTGAAGCACATGGGTAGCTTTAAGGCAACCGACATCGACTGCGAGAATATGCCGAAGGTGTGCGGCTATCCGTTAGTGGTAGAGGGTGCCGGTGCTCCCAGCATTGTACCGCGATTCATTGGCCAGCGTTATCACGACACCACCAACAGCAAGTGTTACGAATGCTTCCGTGTGACTAACGCTGTGAGCGACTGGGTATTGTTGAACTAATAAAAACGTAAAGATATGGCTATCAAAAGTTATGCAAACAAAGCGGCCTACGATGCCGCCGTGAAGCCGACCATCGAGAGTCAGGTTTCAATGATAGAGACCACGCGAGAAATCATCGTGGACGGTGTGAATGTCATCACTACTGAGCCCGCACCAGGCGACTTGGTAATGCTCGACGAAAGCAACGCTATCCGCTATTTGAAGGGTGGCTCGTGGATTCAGAAGGCTATCATTCCGAGTGCCTGGACGCATGTCGGCTATGTAGTTGCACGTAAGGGCCGCAAGGTTCTCATTATCGACAAGACAGGCACCGACGAGATGTATCTGGACGTATGCCAGTACGCCATCACTGCCATCAGCAGCACTACGCTGGCTATCAAGTTACGTATGTCGCCCGACTATGCCGTTGACACTACCGTGGATGTGACGCTGACATCTACCGCCATTGACGCAACCAGCGCGGCAGAGATTTCTGCGGCTGTGGCTGCAAAGGCTGAGGAGGCTGGCGACACTAAGGCATGGTGGGCATACCTTGCCGACGCCGACGGCAACAAGGTTGACTCAGACGGTACGCAGATCATTATTCAGTGTGATGAGTGTGTGGACTACCGTTTCTATAATGTCAGCGCAACGGGCTGTACCATCGCTTTGAGTGTGTGGGGCGATATGCCTGCCAGCGATGTCTATTGGAAGAACGATGGAGGCTACACCAACTACTGGGGCGTGATGAACCGCGCAAGAACCCGTGCATGGGCTACCACAAACGGACGCATCCCAGCGTCTATGGAGCCAGTCGTAAAGAACGGCAATGATGCACCTGTTCGCCCGTCGTGCTTTGAAGACCCGACGGCCGAGGGTTACCAGTATTGCGCCGACATACGCGCCAAGTTTGGTACCTACGACAACTATCTGCACTACGGTCTGGGCGTGATGTACCCACAAAAATACGGTTCGTTTGCATTGCCTGGTGGCGCAGAACTTACCAAGAAGTATGGTCCGATGATGGCACCCACCAAGGATGGTGCAACAAAGGCGAAGTTCCCTGCCATGAACAAGGCTTACATTCTCAGTTATACCAACGATTTGCTGAAGGGCGGCATGTGGTTCCTGCCAGGTTGCATGGAGGGTTGTGAGTTGATGAATGATGAAACCCTCGACATTCTTGCTCCTTCTGTCACTAAGATGGGTACCACCTCTATTAATAACGGCACGTACCGTTGGTTCGCTGAGAGGTACGGCGTGAACAACGCCAGGTTTTTCAACGGCGGCAGCGGGATTCTCAACAGCAACTACGTGGCCGACAGGAATCGTGCGCAGGCGGTCACGCTTTTAGACATCTAAAAATTAGGTTCGCCGGATCGTCCGGCGAACCACTGCCGCGCCCGTCGGAGCGGGTGCGGCTTTCTTTTGAACAATAAAGGACTATCAGCAACAACGTGAATAATCAATCCGATTTCGATTACGACGCATATCTTCAGCAAGCCTACGAAGAGCAGGCAGACAGATATAGTCATCCAGAACATAAGAAGCAAGGCAAGCGTGAATATAGAATCAAGAGCAGAGGCAACGGTGCGCAGAATGACAAAGACTCCATTCTTGTTGAAGCAAAGAATCTGCTGAAGACGCTGCACTATCTTGCGCCTAACGTATCTACGATTCAACGACGCGAGGGTGCGTGGTCGGAGATGAGAAAAGCAGCACTTAACCTGATTCGGCTATTCTGTAAGGCACGAAGCAACGCTGAACTGCGTCAGATGTATATCGACGATATGATAGGCGAAATGGGAGTGATTGACGCGATGTTCGACGAGTGCATCCAGTTGGGTGCGCTGACCGATAAAATGAAGCTACAGATAGCCCGCCACATGGATAGG